CTAGGAGGTTCTGTGTACTTGACTATGGCGGGTCCTTGTACTACAAAGATGTGGACGCGTCTTCTCGTCTGATAATGACGCCCTGCACCTAGGTAGAATGATCTCCTAGAAAATCTGGATGTGGCAGACTATAAACCGCCTGCCAGGGTTCTGGAGTAAATTAGTTTCACGTGTCTCCGGCACGGACCTAGTTTACTGTCTTATGGTAGGACATTTAGGGAGAATATTAACTCACCTAAGTGGAAGCATCATCAAAATCCATTTCCGTAATGTTCAAATAAAGATAACAGGGGGTCTGAAAAGTCCCAGAGTTAAATTGAAAGTACATAGGTAGGGAAAGATCAGTACAAGTGCACACTATGGAATAGGTACACCCATTGGAATTTGTTCCAACTCCATTGCCAGGAGCCGTCTGAGCATTTTGCAACACGTATGTAACATTTGATGCTGAGGCTATAGGCGGGAGGACCCACGTTCCAACTGCTCCTAACCATTGAAAGACACAAAGGAATTTCTTTGGAGAAGCAGGGATCACTACTCTAGATCCACTGGGAAAAGTAACTCCAGCCGAATTAATTCCAGATAGAGCTGTGTTATTCCCAAGTAAGACTGTAGAGTCCACCCCGGTTCGGTAAATTGACGCTGATAATACATCATTGCCAATCCCGCCGCCAAGGATGGGTTTCCTAAGGCACACCTCATAAGAGGCCCATAGCTCACCTACTACCGAAGCAGCTTGGGAGCCATCCGAGCACAAAGCTAGCTTACCCAGGTCGTAAAACTTTATGTCATCACTAGAGCCTAAAGCTCCTGTTCTGATATACTGTATATCCATAGGACATTCAGCTGGGGCACACTCAACGGGCATAAAGAAAGAGTTTGCGGGTTTTGAGTCCGCAGACCACATCTCATTCAACACCTGCTGCTTAGTAGTAAATGACGTCGCTCCAGCCCGGTACTGTATGGCCATAGCCATTGTTCCCAGAGCTGTGTTAGTGCTATTTAGAGCATCAGCAGAGGTGGACTTAAACTCGAAGACTAAGCCTTTGAAGTTATATTCCTGAAAGTTGCTAGCAATTGATGCTAACCAAGGGAAAGTAGATATAAGTCCAGGGTTGATCGCAAACTCACTTACAACAAAAGTTGTTGAGGAGTTGACATTTTGAATAAATTCTCGATGCCTAATTACGACCGATTCTGAAGTGGAATGCATAACAGGAACTTGGTCTGAAGTGCTCCAAAGAGAGTTTTGACTCATCTTATACGCACCAGATCCAAAGATCTTGCCAATCCCAGATCCTAACCAGGATCCAACATTACTTCCCACACCGGAGTTTCCAAAGAGCGCTCCAATGCGACCGCCAAGGATATTCCCTGTTGCAGCAAAGGGAGAAGTGTTGACTTGCAACGAAGCTAATTTACGGCTAAGAGCAGCCACCTGAGCAGCTTGCCCCATTTTGGCAGCAGATTTCTTCTTCTTCCCTCCGGCGGGTTTAACCACGACGGATTTCTTTGCACGCTTACGGATTCGTTTGCCAGCCATTAAGACTCCCAACCTCCTCCGTTTCGTGCTATGGACGAGAGAACTGTCCTAGTGAGAACCTAAGTTCTCATCTAGGAATCCTGATGCCTCTATAAGAGGAATAAGGACTTCTCTATCCGGATGATGCCTCATTTGATACATCCAATCCCAATAGAGAGCTAGCCGCTCAGTCCACACCTTTGTCCCATTGGCTAAAAGTTTTACAAACATCTTCCACTTATTAGATGGAACTTTGCTTGGAAAGTTAGTAGAACAGAACTCAAAGGCACTTTCAAAAGGCCTATAAACCTTCAAAATATGCCCGAATTCCTCTATTCCTTTCTTAAAACCAGGAACATAATCGCTAATGAAATCATCACCCATATGGACAGACCAGTTAGCTCCTGAGAGCAAACTGATGAGTCGCACTATGCGTGAATTAGATGAACTTGTATTGTACCAACCAGAAAGCATAACTCCAGCTATCGTCTGGGCATACATGCTGCCATCGGATAGAACAAAGACTGAGAGTCCTACGCAATAAATGCGATTTCTCATCAGCTTTGCAGCTATGGATTCTGGATCTAGGGTAGCAAGGCGGATCCGCATTTCTGCTTCAGCCATCAACTCCCAACCCTGTACGGTCCAATCCCATGAGGAAAGATCTCCTTCTGCCATACTGTGGTTATTAGCCATCACTCGGTCATAAAAGTTTTCCATCATCTCATCAGTAAATCCTATACCTGGCTTGGACGGACAGTCTAGCCAGTTATCGATTTCCTTTTCATTTTGCGGGCCAAAAAGTAATCTATCAATCAATTCATCTAGAAACGAGACGTTAGAGATGAGCCTAAGAAAGCCAGAGTCAATCTTGGTCTTCTTATGAGGCTCATTCTTAATAAACACCCTTACGGGGTCTACTAAGCCTCTACGAACCAACTCCTCGGCAGAGGGTTGATCAATTCTACAATCCCATGCGCACAAGGCCCGAATTCGGACAATACACGCATCAAAGAGAAGTTCTCGTTGTTCCAAATAAACTCCCGATTTATGTTTGTTAAAAGCTCTCCAAGGATAGCCTGGATCAGCATCTCCCTTGATTCGTCGGTGACAAATAAAATCGAGTAAACAATACACAAATTCATCATGAGGGATTGACCCGGTTTGAAGGCCTGACACAAACTGTGATGGTCTGGACTTCGGGTAATCCTCAAGTAGTCTCCCAATTGCTGAGGTGACAGCTTTTGGACAAGGTGGAACAGAAGGGTTGAAGCGTGAGATGTGCACCTCCAAGGATTTTCGCTCATTGGCGAAGGTCCTTTCGGGAAACTCCCACTCTGTGGCACCTTCAGGGTATACTCCAAGTTGTTTAAGACTAGTGATGTAGCGGGATGGGGGTTTTGAGGGTTTTCCGTAGTTGACGAAATTAGCTTTTCCACAGAAGCGGAGATTGGGACTGTCGATTTCGACTTCCTGCTTCTCTTCCTCTTCTGCTTGTCTCCACTCAAAGAGGGAGGCGAGCCAGAGACTGTCTTCGTCTTTTTCTTCGGGGGCACAACCGACGATGTCGGGCTCCCTTTCTGAAAATCCGAACTTTTAAGGCATTCCATAATTACGGCTTTAAGCGAGTCTTTGGTTAAAACCAATTTCTCAGCTGCAGGCCTGGCGGGCTTAGGAACAACCACTGGAATCTTAGCTGCTTTCGCTGCCTTGACTGCTACAGGTGGTATATCCTGAACTGGTCGCATATTTTCTGCTACAAAAGTTTTCAAACTGTCTCCAATCATCTTACGTATTTCATCTTTAGTTACAACATCAGGGGTAGTAAGCTCGACGGTCACATCCGTCCCTAAAATAGATTGGGTTGGAAGGACTAGAACGTTTTCCTTAGAGTCTTGAGGGTCCTTAAATATAGGTCCGCGCTCAAGGTCTATGTTCATCTGATTAGCCCACGAATTAGGATTAGTGTCACTTAAAAGAGCGTAGATCTCGCGATCATTGGATTTAACTTTATAAAAAGATTTCTCCTCGGCGTAGATTTCTACATCGAACTCATCATACTGGTCTTCATCATCGAAATCTCTTTCGCGATGTCTCCACGCATGTTTGTTCTTTCTATCTCCTGATTCATTAGACAAATTGTACCAAAAACCGACAACACCATAGTTGACACCCTGCAAAGGGCGCCATCCACAATGCATACCGACCACAGAGCCCTGGACATCGAAAATAGGGGTTCCAGACCAACCGGGAAGAGTCGAAGCTGTGTGTTCAACGCGATAAGCCATAGAGGTAGGGGACAATTGCCCGCGTGAGCAGGAAAAATCCGAATCTTCATTATAGCCATAAATATATATAGGACAAGGGACATCAGAATAGATAACTCGACGTGCAGAAACGCCTAAAACGCTCCACATGGAATTATCTATCTCAAAAAGAACAATGTCTCTATGATTTTCAGCAGATCTCAACCTCATTTTGATCTTTTTAAGATCGAAGGGAATTCTACGGCCTTTATGCTCAATGTACAAACTTTCGATTTCTCTAAGTGCGTCCAGAACATGATCGGCAGTCATAAGAACGGTAGTATCATTATATTTGATTCTACAGCCCATACCTATTATATTATGTTCTCCATCGCGGAACGAAACTACACCACCAATGGAGCCTTGAGAATCTTTTAAGGGACTCATCTTAGAACCGGCATAGCCATTTCTCTCAATTCAGCAGTTGATTGGCGAATTCTAGACCCCGCATTAGCTTGAAGCTCAATTGGGATCTTAACTCTAACCTCTTTTCCGTTTACCAAAGTAGATAGATACATTCTTGATTCTCCATAGACCATTCGAGAGGAGTGGTAGATGTGGGAGGGTTTAGTTACCTTAGACCTCGACCACCACAACCACGACACTTTCGTCATAGTCCACAGATAGGATGACATCAAACTAAACATCGATGAGCTCAAAGAGCTCAATTTCTGAAAAGTAAGCACCATGACGTAAACTGCCAAAGCAAGACACAGCATGGTGGTAGCCTGAGAAGCTGGAATGGACTCCACAAAGGAAGTGAATTCGGGCCACTGGCTACTAAGTTTATATTTAACAAGGGACATACTTATAAAATCCATTAAGACTTTAAATAGAATAGCACAATAGACAAGTATTGATTACGCAATTCGTTTGATTTATAAATGTGATAGAGAATAGTTTTACTGTTTCAAGTAAAAAGATTCCCC